GGTATAAGCTTTTGCAGGTCCGGAAACTCCATCCGTTCCATGACTACATGTAAGAGTTTTAATTGCTTGCGTTTGTCTAGACCCCAGACACAGATAGCAGTGAAGTCGTTCATGCTATCGGCCTTATAGGCCGTATCAATGGTGGCATAGATATAAGGATATGTTGATTGCTTTTCGTAGGTCTCTAGCCAATGCTCTTTGAATATGGCGCCAGCATCGCCGGCAGGCTGACCCTGATACAATGAGTTGAAGTCCCTTTCACCAATAGACTTCTTAATTGCCTCAAGGTTTCCAATAGGGAAGAACTCTGGCCAATGAGATTCACCTAGACTCCTACCTAACGCATCATTCTCCTCATCTACGCAGATAGCGGGTACATTGAGTTCTTTCCAGTTATCCCTGTCAGCGGCTAATAGTCTCCCGATTACGTCATCGCAGTGGAACCTAGTTCCCATGGAAATGATAGCGTGATTAGGCAGACCACGAGTCAAGAACTGAGCTTGAACCCAGCTAAATGTGCTTTCCATAACAGTCAAGGAGTTACCGTCAGCTAGAAGGTCATCTAAGATGCCTATACCTGGCAGGTCTTGATCGTCAATAACTCCGTAGCCAAATCCAGTAACACTAGATCCAGCAGATGCAATCTTGATCAACCCGCCGTTCTCTGTCCTAAGAGCGGTGAGGTTGCATTTTTCCTTATTGATCTCGCATTCTGGAAATATCCAAGAGAACTTTTCAGAGGTAATGTAGTCCATCACCGCCCTGGAGTTTTCCGTAGACAGACCAAGAGCATATGAGCTCATAATAAACTGAGCAGTAGGACTCCTGCCCATCTGCCATGCCGGGAAGATCCGGCTAATAAGCATAGATTTACCTGTTCTTGGAGGTAGAGATATAGCGCTTCTCTTATAAGTCTCATCGCCATCTCCGATGCTTTGGAGATAAGAACAAATTAGTTCGTGAACGGGATAAGATTTAAATTGAAGATCTGTGATTACTTTTGCAAAGGTGACAAAATCTGTTCTGCACTTTAGTCTTAAAAGCTCTTCTTTGTCAGTAGCTGACAGGGAAGAACCCTTACTCTGCATATCAGCTACAATCTCCCTCTCCTCTCTTAGCTCTTTCTTGTTCATTGGTTATCTGTTCAAGTAGTGTATTGAAATCGCCGGAATTTAATTGATTTTGTGATAAAGAACTAGCACCCGGAGTATTAGAGAAACCATATCCGACGTCTCTATAATCATAGTTTAACGTGTCTTCTCTGGGTTGGCTAGTACTTAGCTTAGCAGTCAAAGAGTCTTTTAAGACTTTAGACTCAGTATTTCTAGTTTTTAAATCTTGGAAAGGAGCTGCTAATTCTGGGTCTAATGTGGCCAGAGTGCTCAGACCTTCAAGTATATTCTTAATGAGGTTAATAAGAGCCCTTACTTTAGACTTTTTAAAGTAAGTGGGGATTGTCCCTGGGTTCGCAAACGTGGAGATAAGAGCGGGTGTAGGTGCGACATTTGCCGATCCGCCTTTCTTAACAGAGTTAAGCTGACAAACCATCTTATATAAATCTCTGATAGCTTGCGATTGCTCTATATCATCGAGACTCATTTTGCCAAGTAACCCGCCATCCTTATCAGCAATAATGTTGTTCATGAAGTCACTACTTCCCAACAAGTTTAACCTCTGAATCAGCTCCATAATGCTCATGTTATTATCGGCCATCTTAAAGGTCTTTTCAATAGCCTCAAAGGTGTAGCCAAGCTCAAGCTTGAGGTCGTCGTCCTCAGCCCCTCCTAGAATAGCTTGTTCAAAGGCAGATGACATCTCACCCACTCTAGGTATCGACTTGATTACATTTGTAAAGTCAAATGGGTTAGATGGTATTAGCTCTTTACCGATACCAGTGGGGAAGAGGCCTTGTGATTTTGCGAGGCAAGTGTTGTTGTTATTTAGGATGTTGCTGCCATAGACATTTGAGTTTTTAATTGTTAGATTACCCGCAGGATCTAATAGCCTATTTCCATCGCTATCTACACCATGATCAACTTTCCTGCAGACTACCTCACATGGACAGCTTGGACCGCCGCCTCCCCCAAATAATCCGCCTAGGGCGCCGAAGGCTCCGCCTCCTCCTAATATGGCCGATATAGGATTATTGCCACCTAGTAAAGCAGTCACTGCTGGAATGGCCAGCCCAGCTCCAGGGAACGCTAGATTTAGCGGACCTCCGAGCCCAGCCGCTCCTAACAGAGACGAAGCGCTCATGGGAAGCCCGCCACTCAAGAAGTTTAACGAGTCAAATCCAGCAAAATCTTGGAGTACACCAGCAACAGGTCCAAAGTTACCACCGAGTAATTGGTCTGTTAAGGCACCAACATTTACCCCACCAAAGTCAAGGTTTTCAGTTAACCCAGCCACAGAGTTTATAAGTCCGCCATTAGCGCCTCCTCCTAAGATAGAAGCGAAAGCAGCAGGAGCATTTGCTAGATCTATTCCTCCCACAGCTTGAGAAAATATGTCGCCCGCTGGTCCTGTTACTTGATCTAATCCGTATTGTAGGGTGGTATCAATTATCCCCTGAGGTCCTCCAAGAAATCCTCCAGCAACCTGACCTGCCTCTAAAGGCAATAGCTTTCCTACACCTTGTGTTACAGCGTCTGATCCTGTAGCAGATAAGATTGTTGGAAGATCAAAAACCCCATCCTTAATTAGTTTTTCTGCTTCAGGTCCCGCAGCGGCTAATAGATTACCGTAGCTAGAAGGGTCATTTAATGCCTCTGTGAGTTGCGGGATACTTACACCCTGCTCGGTAAACATCTTGGCGCCAGTAGCAATAGCAACATCAAAATCGTTACCATTTAAAAGGTTGGCAAAAGCATCTGTATTTCCTAAACCAAGTCCAGCAGCGGCGCCTAAAGCTGAACTTATTGCAGTTGCTCCAAGGCCCGAAGAGGCAAAGGGGTTAGAGGCTGCTGACGCTAATTGTGTAGATAGCCCCAAGTTATCACTTGCAGACGCGATAAATTGCGATTTAGAAATAGGTGCCGGTTTATCAGCAAATTTTACTACGGTTCTTGTACCGTACTTTATCCATTTCATATCGCCATCAAAACGAACACAGATACTTAGTTCTGAGTTATTACCGTCGTCTATAACCGCGAGTTGTCCATGGATCTTCTCTGTGCATTTAGGAAACTGAGTCCTAAAGTATGTAGGAACCGAGGATGGAGGAACCCAAGCCCATTCTTTGTTCTCGTCTTTGCGACAAACTAATAACATCTGTCTGAAGTCTCTATCTTCAGAGAAGGTGATAAGCTCGCCCTCTAGTTCCTTAGAGCATTTCTTTAAAGGTTTCGGGTCACCTGCAACATTACTCTTAGTAATTTCTCCGGGGTCCGTCGATTTTTCTATTACGAGCCCTCTGGTTAAGTTCTTCCACTCCCATACGTCATCTTCCGGATCGACCTGCCGATTATTCCTTCTCATGCAGATCTTAAGATCTTGAGACATATTGTCTGAGAACAGATACACCCTACCCTCGTTTTCCTTAGTACACTGTGCACCAGGATCCTCAGTGTTTGCTATATCCGCCTTCTCTAATTTTGATACTACAACAGGAGAAGAATTTATAATATCCGCAGAGTTAACATCGTTATATAACCCTATCACAAATGCATTATCAGAGTTACCAGACACCGCACCCACAAGGCATTTAGATCCTAAATACTGAGAACTAATCTTACCGCTACCACTATTGAGAACGGGAAGCCAATCTGATTTTGCATCTGAGCTATTTTCGTCAAATAGGACTCTCACCCTTGAAAGATTTTCAGGGTCATCAACACTATCTATCTTAGCGGGCTGAATAAAAAATTCAGCTGCTCCTCCTGCAATCTTCTCCGCCATCGCCTTAGTGGCGGATTCCACGTTAGCCAACTCTGTGACCAATCTTGAAGTGGGTGCTGGCATAATCTACCTATTATAATATCCCCTAGGGAACAATAGCCCAGAATGAGGTCTCCTGCCTTGTAGGAGTCCTCTCTCGGAGCTTCTATTACCCACTGAAGACGTGATAAATTCGCTTATATTAAAATTAGCAGGGGAGCCGGCAGCGCTGCTGGCTCTGGTGACTGAAGAAAAAACCGGGTTGATCGCGGCTGTAGCCGTTGTTGGTTGACCGTGTACCGAGTCATTTATACCATCAGCTGCTGTAGTTACCGTGCCATAACTGGTTAATGTGATATCTGCCATCAAGTAGTCCTCGCCATGAATAGCATTCCGATCGTGGAGTTGTTATTTACGTTGTCCAGCCCGTTTTGTTGCGACTGGTATTCCGCATAGATGATCTCGTAAATTTCAGAGCCACTGACAGTAACAGTATCTCCGGTTCTAAACGCTGTTAGGCCGGGAGTCGTGCCTACTTGTAGCATGACAAAATCATCTGGTAGATAATAGGGAATAGGTAATACTCCACTGGAGACCGGGATACCTTTGATCGGTTTATAATAGTTTGCAGAAGAGCTTACAGATTTCCCATCGTGAGCGTCATAAGTACTATTTCTGTAGTACGTTACGACATTAGAAGAGTCTTGCGAATTTATTGTATCGATATTAGATTCAAACTTAGTTATAAAGCCAGCGTATTGCTGGACACTCGAGTTTCTAAAGTATCCATAGCTCGCTCCTCTTGCTTTTGTATTACCCTCAGCCGGTTCCTGGACCGACGAATTTGATGAGTACGTGGAGTATGCAGTACCGGTATAGTTAAACTTAATTCCTCTATTTCCGTCTCCATTAACCAATAGTATAGAGTCTTGGAATACGTAATCTAGGTCATATACTCCAGATCCATGAGCCGTTCCTTTTGAAAGGCTGAATGTTCCGAAAGGTTGGACAATTGAGTTGATTATCTGACAGAATTGGATAACTGCAAAGTTGGTATCTTGAGGAGCTTGTGCCCTATAGACTCTAATCTGTAGTGGATACGCGGTTGGTGTTGAGTTAGAGGCATAGTTCATAGAACCATTGTACGATGTACTATAATTTCTTCTTATATATTTATATGATTGCTGGTAGTCCAACCCTGCCTCTCCGTCGTAACAACCATAATCATTAGTCTCACTGTTTGAAACTTCATGGATACCGGGTCGGTTCAGATAATTAAAATTGCTCCCGCTAGTTATAACTAGCTGATAGTGGTTGTCTGGATCCATCCCTATGCCATAGAAAGTCGTACCGTACGTTTTACTAGGGTCATGAGTCACCTTAGCCAAACCAAAATCCCCGCTAGGATGCTTCTGATAGAAATTAGATCCGGCGCCAAGGTTTGTTACCATTATGGAAGGTTTACCATCATAGGCATTTGTCGAACTCTCGTCTGTATTCACACCAAATACCACATCGTTCGTGGTTGCGACTCCGCCTATGTCCTCTCCGGGTATGGTGAATACTGCTTCGTCTGTCCAGCCAGATCCTATACTGGATATCTCTATGTTTACGATATAT